GCTTTTTTTCGTCCCGAGACAGTCAACCAGATAAACGCGACGTTCATCATCCAGAGATAAATTTATCAAATTGATGTTGACATCTATTTATCACAAAGATAAATTCACTCCCATCGAGGCACTTCGCAGTCACCAGGGAGGCCTTATCCACTCATATCCGCTAAGCAAGGAGCTACCGCCATGACCTGTGCAACCACCATCACTATCGGATCTTGGCAAGGCTTCCTTGGCCGTGGCCTGGCAGAACGTGAGCTGCAGTGCGTGCTTGGGGTGGCTCAAGGAAAGAGCTCCAAGGAGCTTGGTCGTGATCTCGGGATCGCTGCTGATAGCGTGAAGAAGCGTATCTCGGCGGCGATGTTCAAGCTCCAGGTGAATCGCCGGGCGGCGTTGGTGGGTGAGGCGATGCGCAGGGGCCTGATCTCCCCGGCTGCGATTTTTGCCGCGATTTTGGCAGTACACGGCGCTATCAGCGACGACCAGTTCCTCCGGGTTCGCCGGAGCGGCGGCGAAAAGCGTGCTGAGCTTCGAATGGCTGCGCGGCAGGTCGAGCAATTCCAGGTGGCGTAGCAGCGGCGAGCGCCTTCAGTAAGGGCGTTGTCCGGTGCGAAAGCATCTGAGGCACGGCATGCCTCGGCTGGGTACGGCCGGGCAAGGCATGGCGAGGCAAGGGCTGTAATCAGCGGCCTGCGCTTCTTCAAGAGCGCAGGCCGGTGGCGATAGCTGCCATGCGGCTGGGTGCGGTGAGGTTAGGCACGGCAGGGTGCGCTAGGGTGCGGCAAGGGCTGCAAAGCAGCGTCATGCACCTTCAATGAGGGTGTATGACGGTGATCAGCAGTCATCACGCGGCGGGGATCGGCACGGTTAGGCGATGCTTGGCACGGCAGGCCATGGTTCGGCAGGGGCTGATTCAGCGCTCAGCCACTTCGCAAGAGGTGATTGAGCGGTGCGAAAGCACCCAAGGTCCGGCCGGGTTTGGCATGGCGCGGCTTGGTGCGACAAGGCATGGAAGGGCAAGGGCGGTAATCCGCACGGCGCCATCAGCGTTTCTGGTGGCAACTTCAAAGCAACCTCCCGAGAGGTTGCTTTGAAGTTCCAACACGCAAAGTACCGTGCATCGCACTTGGCGAAAAGGCACACGCAGCTATCAATTGGAGGCATCAATGCAAACTCTGAAAGTTCGTATCGTAGGCACTCGTCCGCTGCTTGTTCATGCCGACGTATTCGCTGATCCGTTGAACAAACTTACCAAAGCGCACAAGCAGTTGACCGCGAAGCGGAAAAAGTCCGATGAAGACCACGAGCTTATTGCTCGCAGTGAGTGGCGTGGCGGCTTGTACTTCTCCGAAGATATCGGCCCGTACTTGCCCGGCATCAACATCGAGTCGGCCCTAGTCGCTGGCGGCAAACTTTCGAAGATGGGCACCCAGCTCAAGCGCTCGGTCGAGATCATGGATACGCGCTGCCCTATCATCTATGAAGGCCCGCGCAGCGTTGAGGGCCTTTGGGATGAGCAGTTCTACGATGCCCGCTCGGTCAAGGTCGGCACCGCCAGGATCACCAGGTATCGTCCCCTCTTCCGCTCCTGGGCCGTGGTTTGCGAGATCGCCTACGACCAGGAATCCATCGACCGTGACCAAGTGCTGAAATGCCTGGAGGACGCCGGCCAATACTGCGGCGTTGGCGACTACCGCCCTAAGTTCGGCCGCTTCGCCGTGGAGGTGCTGTGATGGCAGTCGTGCCGCTCAAGCCGAACACTTGGAGCCTGGAGAAGGCGATCGAGCAGTTCAAGGCTGACAAATTCGAAGACGGCCAGCTCATCAGCCACGCCTGGCTGGAGTGGGCTCTCAACCTGCCTAAGCCGACCAGCGCAAAGGAAATGGTCAATTGCCAGTTCATCATCTTGGACCGTGTAGAACAGTTCAAGGAGGCGCTGCTCACCCAGCATCAAATCTACATCGTAAGCGTGCGCGGTAAAGGTTACCGGATCGTCCCGCCAAGCGATCAGGCATTCATCGCGGTCGACAATGCAATGCAGGGAGTTCGTCGGGAGTTCAGCAAGTGTGAGAAGGTCATGAAGAATACTCGACTTGCTGAACTTGATGCTGATCAAGTCAAGCGTCACACAGATGCTCAGTTGAAAGTTTCTGCAATTGCCGGAATGGTCGGCAAAGGAAAGCGCGAAGTGTTCAGCCTGTTCAAGGCATAACTTCCGCTCAGTAATAACCGCAACTTCACTCGAAAGCCAAGTTACTCGGCGGGTACTCGCTCGCCATCGAAAAGGAGATTCACATGCTCATCCTCTCTCGCCGCATCGGCGAATCCATCAAGATCGGTGACGACATCACCGTAGTGATCCTCGGCGTTAACGGCTGCCAGGTGCGTCTTGGCATTGAAGCGCCCAAAGATGTCGCTGTTGATCGGGCCGAGATCGCCGAGCGCAAGGCTGCCGGGTTCCCCGGCCCAGCCCCAAAAGCTGAGCCTGCCGCGCCGGCTTCCGAGCCGCTGTACGCGAATCGCACCGAGGCCGAATGGCGGCAGTTGCTGGCTGACGAGGCCGAGGAACAGAAGGCATGGGATCAGGAGCGCGGTCATGACGCAGCCTAGCCAAGCCCGCAATGATTTCGAGGACCTGGGCGAGCGCCTGGTGCGCTTCGGCAGGGCCCTACAGGACAGCACCACCAGCGTGGCCAAGCTCAATCAGCTGGCGCGCGAGTGCGGCATCACGCTGCGCCTGCGCGCCGTAGCTGAGTCGGAGGTGAATCATGCTCAATCAATGTAGCGCCTTGTTGGCAATTGAACTGCGCAGCTTATTGGGCCAGCAGATCCAACATGACTCACAGAAACGCCGTAGGTTTCGGCCGTGCGGAGACGTTCCCGGTCACCAACGGCAATTTATATCCTTTCGCGACGAACATCCGAGCTCGATCCGCCCCCCAAGCGAGAGCATGGGAAATCGTTTGCCCTTCTCTGGCCGGATAGTACTCCTCCAAGAGAAGCCTACCGTCCTCACGATACACCCCGATAAAGAGCTGGGTCGTCCCGTCCCTGGACAATCGGGATTGAATATCGATCAGTTCACCGTCCGTCAACCTTTCATCATGACAGCGACTGTGCAACTCCCGGTCGGCCCACTCCCAAAATTTTGCTCCGCGCTTGAGCATTTGTTTGAAACCTCCGTTTTTGTAACGCGAAATGGACGTATGACTACAAGGGTTTATACGACCAACTCCAGGCTGTCAAAGCTGTGTCGTTGGCGTAACAGATTTATCAGTTCAGCAGATGAGGCAACCCATGAACAGTCTCGCTGAAATGGCACTACAGCACGCCCGCAAGCGCCTGGCCGGTAGCGGCAAACCACGCCGGACCGCGCATGCGGTTGTTGTTCCATCGGCAGCCCCCAAGCCCAAGAGCATGGACTTGGTGATCACCGGCCCGATCAACCACTTCATGTTCCTGGAAGGACGCAACTGGGCGATCGACATGGTCGCCTCGCTTCGCGAATCGCCGGCACCGGTTGTGATCGAGCGGCTGACAGGCGCAGCAGTTGGGCGCCCCGCCAGCTACGCCGCTGGCATCCAGTCCATCGTCAAGGAGCTGCAGGAGGCCGCCGGTGCCTAAAACAATACTGCGCACCCGCCACGATGGCGTGGCGTTCTACCTCAACACCGAGACATCGAGCCCCGGCGCCGGCCACCGCAACAGGTACCGCCTGTTCCGGACCTCGGGCCACGGCCGCAGCAAGGACGGCTGGGTTCAGGTGGGGTCGCAGGACGGGCAGAAGCTGCTGGCGATCAGCGACGAACTCGAGCTCTTCCAGGCCTGCCAACGCCTCTTCGACCTCAAGAACCCGAAAGCCTACCGCCCACAGGAAACAATTCGCGGGCGCGTCGGTGCCTGGGAAGGTGAAGCCTTCAGGGCCAGGCCAAAAAAAGCTGACACGACAGCTTCAAGCAATAAACGAAACCTGACGCGAAAGGCGTCGAGGTAGATCAATGCGCTACATGACCGTCAGAAAATTCGCCAGCGAGTCTGGCTACACCGAAGACGCGATCCGCTCCAAGATCCGTGACGGGGTCTGGCGGCTGGGCGAAATCTGGGTAAAAGCGCCGGACGGCCGGACGCTCATCGATATGGAAGGATACGAGACATGGGTAGAGGCGGGAGTGGTGTCAGGGCGGTCTCCGATTCGAGCATCGAAATCACGTTCATGTACCGGGGCGTCCGGTGCCGCGAGCGCGTCGCGCTCAAGCCCACCGCCACTAACCTGAAGAAGGCCCAGCAACATAAGGCGGCGATCGAGCACGCCATTGCCCAAGGAACGTTCGACTATTCCGTCACGTTCCCGGGTTCTCCCCGCGCAGCCAAGTTCGCACCAGAATCCAGCCAGGAAACCGTTGGCGGCTTCCTGACCAAGTGGCTCGCCGCGAAGCAGAAGCACGTTTCCAGCAGCACCTTCGAAGGCTATCGAAAGATCGTAGAGCTCCGTCTTGTTCCGGCCCTTGGCCATCACCTGGTGGTGGACCTCAAGCGCAAGGCGATCCGCGACTGGCTGGATGGGCTGCAGGTCAGCAACAAAACCCTCAGCAATATCCAAAGCTGCCTCAGATCCGCGCTCAACGATGCCGTAGATGAGGAGCTGCTGGATACGAACCCGCTCGCGGGCTGGACCTATTCGCGCAAGGAGGCACCTCCGCGTGACGACGACGTGGACCCGTTCTCGCCAGAGGAACAGCAGGCCATACTCGCCGCGCTGAGCGGCCAGACCAGAAACATGGTGCAGTTCGCATTGTGGACTGGCCTTCGGACGAGCGAGCTCGTTGCCCTGGACTGGGGCGATGTGGACTGGGTGCGGGGTGAGGTGATGATCAGCCGAGCAATGACCCAAGCTGCTGGTGGAGAGGCCGAAGTGACGAAGACGGCCGCAGGACGCCGCTCTGTGAAGCTGCTCAGGCCGGCGATGGAGGCGCTCAAGGCGCAGAAGGAGCACACCTTCCTGGCGGATAGGGAGGTGTTCCAGAATCCGCGCACGCTGGAGCGATGGACCGGAGACCAGCCCATCCGCAAGACCATGTGGCAACCGGCCATGAAGAGGGCCGGCGTTCGGTACCGCCGGCCCTATCAGACTCGGCACACCTACGCCTCTATGATGCTCTCGGCAGGTGAGCATCCGATGTGGGTCGCCAAACAGATGGGGCACAGCGACTGGACCATGATCGCACGCGTCTACGGTCGATGGATGCCATCTGCTGATGAGGCCGCTGGCAGTAAAGCCGAACGTCTATGGTCAGGCGGGGAGCACAATAAGAAAAACATTTCGGTTATGGGTAAATAATTTTGTTCATCCTAGTTACTAAACTTTCGATGAAGTCATGGCAATCTTTTGCATATTTCGGAGTTATTGCCCGAGATGAGCCATTATGTTCAACATCTCCTTCATGTGCGATTTGGTTTCTCCGCTTATAATAATTAGCAAGAAACCTCCTGAGATCCTCCGCAGTGGAGTTTCTTCCTTGCCAGGTATCCGAAACCTGCTGAAATATATTTTTCACCCCGACTAGTTCAAAGCCGGCAGTTATCTTTTCTGGGGCTTGGTAAGACATGAAGGAGAGGTGATCTCTGACCTTATCGGTCAGCTGTTGAACAGGGTTGGTTGAGTTTATGTACCTCATAATTTCTTTAAAACCATTTGCATTCTTTACCGGCAATAGCGATGAATACAATTCTAACAGGGAATCTGGCGCAGAATTGCTGAGCAAGAGTGTGGGAACGCGATCAATGATTACTGCGTGGACATAGGCATCTAGCGCGGACATGGACATAACGACAGAGGAGCGAGGCATCCAGAGCAGGTCCTCATTCTCAATACCGAGTCGGCCGCGAGCTCCGAGTCCTCGTAGCTTCCTTAATTCAACATACATTTCGTGGAGGTGGAGAGCACCTTCGATACTGGCTTGGAAGCGAGACAGTGCAGACATATGAGCCTCCTTGGCATAAGTCTGCTGGACTGTAGCGATCTAGGATCGCGCTCTCAAGAGGAAATGACAGCTTTATGCCAGCAATTGCGCTGCGCGCAGCGTAACTTAAGGCCTAGACGGGGGTTCAAATCCCCCCGGTTCCACCAAACATATGTTTCCACATGCTCCCGCATGATTGGAAACGACCCGAGAAGCCCGCCCTGTGCGGGCTTTCTTGTTTCTGAATGCCTCCAAGCGTTTCCACACATTCTTGCTCTTCGTGTATCCCGCTGTGTATCCTCTAAAAAAATTTGAACCGAGGGATACAAGGATGAAGCGCGATCAAATCAAGCGCCGCCCCATGGCCGATACCGTGCTCGCTAGCCTGGAGCCGGAAGCAAAGGAATATCGAGAGCCTGACGGTGACAATCTCTATTTCCGCGTCAAACCGAACGGCACCAAGTCATGGCAGTTGCGATACAAGAAAGCCAGCGGCGCCTGGTCGTTTATGGGGATTGGCGGCTACGGTAACGGCGCCCACCAACTTACTGGAGAACAAGCGCGGCGAAAGGCTCGCGAGCTGCGCGAAAGCACTGCTCAAGGCGGCGATGTGATGCTGACCAAGCGCGCGAAGAAAGCCGCAGAGCTTGAAGCAGCAAACAGCACCTTCGAGCATCTTGCCCGGGAGTGGCACGCACTCAAGTCCAAAACCTGGACAGAGGGGACTGCAACGCGAACCATCGGCGCGCTTGAAAAACACGTTTTCCCTGTATTTGGAAGACGCTCTTTTGCTGAAATTCTGCCAAAGGAATGGATGGACTTCCTGCTTGCTATGGAGAAGACAGGCATTGTCGAGCAGACCAGCCGCGTGCGTGGTATGTGCAAGGAAGTCTATGACCTCGCGCGCGTTACAGGTCGGGCAACCCACAATCCTCTCGAAGGCCTAAGCAAGTACCTGCTGAAGAAGCCAGTGGAGAACTATGCACATGTGCCAGCGGATGAGCTGCCAGCGTTGTTGAGAGCGATGCGCTCTTACCCACATGCCTCTGATTTGAGAATCGGCCTACAACTCCTCTCGATGCTGGCATGCCGCACCTCAGAATTACGGGAAGCATCGTGGACAGAGTTCGACCTCAATGCAGGACTCTGGCTGATACCCGCTCAACGAATGAAACGACGTCGCGAGCACTTGGTTCCTCTTTCACGCCAGGCCCTGGAGCTACTGAAAGAACTACAACACATCACCGGTGGCTATCCTCTGCTTTTCCCTGGACGCGGAGACGCATCCAAGCCACGTAGCAACACCGCATTTCTGATGGCACTCCGCCGACTGGGCTACGAAGGTCGCCAAACCGGTCATGGATTCCGTCATCTCGCCAGCACCATACTCAACGAGCACGGATTTGACTCGCAACACGTCGAGGCCCAGTTGTCTCACG